GGTTGGTAGTGATGACTTTGATACTGGTGTTGCGGAGATTGATAGTATTGAGCAACTAGTTGACAATGCTATTAAATTATTCATGGATCCTGGTGGCACTGGAGATTTTGTTGTAGGTGAGGAAGTTGTTGGTGATGAGTTCTTAGCAAAAGCAACATCTACTATTACAGGTGATGCTCTAACAAGTATCACAATTACAGACGGTGGGTCTCATTACAAACAGGGAACACCACCATCAGTAACTATTACAGGAGGAGGTGGTACAGGTGCAACAGCGACTGCAACAGTTAGTAGCACTGGCATCGTCAATAGTATTAATGTCGATAGTGCAGGTAGTGGTTATACTTCCGCTCCTACTATTACTATTGACTACAGTCCTAAAGACAACAGAGCAGAAGTCAAGTCATGGGACAACACAACTAGATCTCTCCAAGTATTCAATAGAACAGGAACCTTTACAACTGATGAAGTAGTAACAGGTCTAACCTCAGGTGCTAAGTGGAGTCCTGAAACATTTGACACTCTAAATAATGTCAGCAGCAACTATGATCAAAACAGACAGATCGAAAATGATGCTGATAACATTGTGGATTGGACTGAGAAAAATCCATTTGGTGAGTTTGGTAATTTTACGGGTAGTATCTAATGTTAGGTAATTATTTTTACAATCAAATTGTTCGCAAGAACATTGTAGCGTTTGGTACGCTCTTCAATAATATTACAATGAAGAGTACAGATCCTAGTGATGGAAGTGTTTTAGAAGAGATCAAAGTGCCTCTGGCATATGGTCCTAAGCAAAAATTTCTTGTTCGTATAGAAGAAAATCAATCGAATAGTAAAGTAGCTATCACAATACCACGTCTCTATTTTGAGATGACTAGTATTGATTATGATGCTACTCGTAAGACATCACCAATTCAAAAATATAAAACTATCATTAATAATGATGGTAGTGAAGTAAGAGTTCAGTATGTTCCTGTTCCTTATAATTTAAGTTTTGAACTGGGAGTTATTGCTAAGTCACAAGACGATGCATTACAAATTACTGAACAGATCTTACCATACTTCCAACCATCATTTTCTGTGACTCTTAATATGATTCCAGATATGAATGAGAAACGTGATATTGCTATTGTTTTAAACAATATTAGTTACGAAGATGAGTGGGACGATAGTTTTTATGAACGCAGATACATTGTATACACACTCAACTTCACAATGAAGTCGTACATCTACGGTCCTTACAACACTGCAGACGTTATCAAGAAAGCAATCATTCACGAAACGATTGGCGATCTTGCAGTCAACCGCAGAACTATTACACGTACATACACACCCAAAGCAGTAGTAGACATCAATACAGATGGTGTCATCGATATAAATGATGATGCACTAGTAGATGCTGGTGATGACTTTGGATTTAATGAAGGAATTGAGTTCTTATGAGTAACCTAGAAGATAACATGGAGGAGATGTTGAACATCAGTGTTGATGTTGAATCTCAACCTATTAAACCAAAACCTCCTGAGAGAAACCAGGATGACCGTACAAAGGATTATGAGTACACACGGGCAGAACTATACTCTTTGATTGATAACGGTCAGGAGGCGGTCAGAGGTGCCTTAGAGGTCGCTCAGGAATCTGGGCACCCTAGAGCGTATGAAGTTGCTGTAGCGGCAATGAAGCACGTTGCAGATATGACTGAGAAACTGCAGGACTTACATAAGAAGATGAAAGACCTAGATGAAGATAAGAAAGGTCCATCTAAAGTTACTAACAATGCAATGTTTGTAGGGTCTACATCAGAACTACAAAAGATGTTGAAAGATATGAGTGGTGGTAAACGCTAAATATATTCGTAAACCCTGTCGTTTATCATGAGAACATACGGAGAAATTAAAAATCTTGCCGATCATGTTTTAGCAGAGCAGAAAGAGAAAGCAAAGCAAGAGACACGCTATTGCCAACTCTGCAAAAAAGATGAGACAAGAGATGAATGTTCTTATGGCGAAAAAGCTTGGGATAGATTTGCAGTCCCAGGTAAATCCGTAAAACGAGAGGAAACGGAATTAGAAGAAGGTGCAGCCTGGACAAAGAAGGCTGGCAAATCAAAAGAAGGTGGACTTAACGAGAAAGGACGAAAGTCATATGAGAAGGCTAATCCAGGATCTGACCTTAAAGCACCAAGCAAGAAGGTTGGAAATCCCCGTAGGGCATCGTTCTGCTCTCGAATGAAAGGAATGAAAAAGAAATTAACTTCAAAGAAAACTGCCAGCGATCCCGATAGCAGGATCAACAAATCACTACGTGCGTGGAATTGCTAACATAACATGTAAAATAATTATTAAATTGGTGTATAATAGTATTTTGAATCTATAATTAGAGTATGAGTTTTGAGAATGAAATGCGTTTAAACGACACGGATCTTGATCGTCTAACGATTGCTTGCAAGCTCTACCAAGAGCGAACAGGTAGTGAATGGATGTGGGATCAATATAATGCCTTGATTATTAAACTCAAAGCATACAAAGAAAATTATTCAACTGACTAATGAAATTTTTATTTGCGTTCATAGCAACGTTATTTTTTGCTGTGCCTGTATGGGCAGTAGATGTAAAAATGGGTGCTGGTGGAAACCTAGCATTTGAACCTAATGAGATTACAATCTCAGCAGGTGACACACTACACTTTGTAAATGAGGCACTACCTCCTCACAATATTATTGTTGAAGCACGTCCCGATCTTTCAAGAGAGGCATTGCTTTTTGCACCTGGTGAGTCACAAGATATTAAGTTTGCCGATGTTGGTGACTATGAATTCTTCTGTGGTCCACATCAGGGTGCAGGTATGACTGGTATTATTCACGTTCAATAGATTAAACAAAACATGTATACGATTACTTGGAAAACGAGCGAAGGCGAAAGCACATTTGAGTGCGATGAAGATACAAACATTTTAGATGCCGCAGAAGAGGCAGGGGTCGATGGTCCATATTCTTGTAGAGCAGGAGCATGTTCTACATGTGCAGGAAAATTAGAATCAGGAACAGTAGATCAAGAAGAGCAATCATTTCTTGACGATGATCAAATGGAAGAAGGATTTATTTTAACTTGTGTTGCAAAACCTACAAGTGATTGTGTAGTTCTTACAGAACAAGAAGAAAAACTATATTGAGGAGTTATATAATGAAAGTTGGAATGATTGGTCTTGGTCGTACTGGTGAAGGTATGTCTCGCCGTATGATTGAAAAAGGAATTGAAGTTTGGGGTTACAGTAGTACCAACTATGAGAATGCATGTGGACAATATGAAGCAGGACATCTTAGTGGGTGTGTAACCTCACTAGAATATCTTGTTCAAGCAGTTAAGTCCGATGGTAAAAAATTTACCAGTGCTGGTAAAGTTCCTGGCATCTTTCAGATCACACTCCCAGAAGTAAAAGTAGAAGACACACTTGATGAGTTGCTACCATTACTTGAAGAGGGTGATATCATTATTGATCATAGCAACAGGGACATATCAAAATGTAAAGAGCTTGAGAAATATTGTTCCAAGTTGGGCATCTCATATATTTTCTCTGGTGTATATGGAGCACCTTATGCTATTGATGCTTGCTCTAAAATCTTTCAATCACTATCTCCAGGTGTAATTTAATGAATAATGTAGAGGCACCAACTGATGAGAAGGTAGACAAATGGGGGTTTACTATTAAACCCTCTATCAGTGATGACTTACTAATGCTCAGGTGTCTACAAAATGCTCCTTGTGGTTCTGACAAGAAGCAAGTCGAACGCCTTTGTCGTGTTATCGAAGCAAAACTTGCATCTCCTACGGGACTTGCTAATATATTTCCACAACCCCAACCAGGAATATGACCTTAGCACATGTCCTACTTTTCGGATCACTACCATTCATATGTGCCACCGCATATTTCGGGTACAGAAAGGGTGAGAATGTCTACTATGAAAGTGACAAATATGACGGAAACGGAACAGCGCATTAAGATGAGATATGCTTTTGCCATGTCATCATTTGCTAGAATGTTTACACCAAATAAAATTACTTATGAAATGAGATCTTTATGTAAGTCATGGTCTGCAGACATAGATAGAGTACCACCACCGCTATCTGATCTCTATCAGGTAGACAGGTATTTCTTGGAGATTTGGAAAAAAAGATATGATATTGAATGAAAAGTTAAAGCATCAGATTTATATGTTGAAACTCGAAAATAAACACCTAAGGGAAAGGATAAAAGAATTAAATAATGGGTGGGTACATCCGAATTCTTGCCTACACAATGAGGATCCATGGGAAAAATGGTGTGGTCAAAAGCGATTGCAATTTTTGGAATAATAGTGTATTCTGTTACATGGGGATTAGAAAATGCTTACTATCATTAAGTAAAAAATTATGAGATACGAAATTATCAGCGCACTACGTTTAGAAGCTGAAGGCAACATTAGAAAAGCAAAGGTAAATATTGAGATCTATCTCAAAAATCCTGTAGGTATTGGTGAGCACCCTGATGTGCTTGCTGCTATCCAAGATCAACTTGACGTTATTGCTCATGAGCAAGAGCGTATAGATGTATTAGAAAAATATTTTAAGTAATGTTATTACACTTCGCTAGATTTTGTGGAACTGTATTAAACAATCCTTGGGGATGTGGACTATTGGCATGGTGCCTGGTCTTCGTCCCCATTATTGGTATGTGGGCAGTTCATAAATATGACTGGCAGCACTGGGAACCTTTCCATAAACATGAATAAGGAACCCGACTACACAGTAAATTTAACGATAGAAGATGTACGCTTGTTACATCATTCTGTTCAAGAGACTATTAGATACTGGCCAGGGGCACCCGCAAGACCTGTTGAAGAACAAGAACACTTATGGTTTATGAGAGATTCTTTATACAGAATTATGTTGGACTATAGATTTAATGAATTATGAGTGCTGTATTTGTATTTGGATTTGTGATACTACTCACTGTAGGAATGGAACTTACTTGGCCTGTTAAAAAATGAATTTATTATTGCGTCCTCTAGATATTCCAGGTGATCCTGTATGGTCAGTGATTATCTTGGTAATCATTGCTGTCGGATTGGCACTAGGTTATGTCATATACATACTAAGACAAGCATTTGCAGAGTTAGAAGATGGGAGCAATGACACCACCGAGCAGGAAGAGCTGCTACAACTTCCGAGTGACGGAGATCAATCGTGTTCTTGATGGCGATACTATCGATGTCACTATTGACCTCGGGTTTGATTTATACAAGAAAGAAAGAGTTAGAGTTGCTGGAGTTGATACGCCAGAGAA